ATTTATTTTATAGTACTATAAAACTCCTAAAATCTTTTTAGAGTTCAGGTAATATTTATAATATTACAGTTTTCTAATAAACTCATCAAAGATTTTTAGTTTTTTACCTTCTAATTGTCTTTGATTTGTTTTAATCACTTCCATCTTCCACGCCTCAATGTCTTTCTCGACCAAGAGACCGCTGTCCCATACCCATTCTTTACCTTCCATAATGCCTTCTACGAAAGCGGCCGGTGCCGAAGGGTCTGCTACAATATCAGCGGCAGTAGCTAACATGAAATCATCTTTCACATAGTTAGCGCCGTTTCGTTGCATGATAGAACCCATTCCCCTTGATGATACTCCTAATTGAGCACCCTCATCAATAAGACCTTTTACAATCTTACCATAGGGCGTGTCCATGATTTTAGCTTCACCAATAAAGTTATCACCATCCGGATAAAGTTTCTTAATCATATGAGAAACTCTTTCTAGATTGACTGTTGGTCCGTCAGGATGTCCTAACTCGCCAAAAGCACGATTTTTATTGATAAATTCTTTGTTGTATCTTTTTACTTCTTTCATTAAAATATCTTTGGGGTATATACGCCCATTTCTATTTTTGATGTTAGACTGTAAAAAAATACCTTTAATCTTGTATTCTTTTTTGCCGTTATTGTCTTCTACAACATATTCAGCATTTGTTACTTCTTCTGAAATTAATTTCATTAGTGTACTCTCTCTTTTTCTTATATACTATTTATACAAATCTATAACTTAAACCGATAAATTTTATCTAAATTCTGCTATAATCGTGTAATTATCACCAGATTGAAATTGTCTGCTACTTAATAATACATCTCCAGTAGCACCGGTTGCATTATTTGTTACACCATCCCCATAAGTTCTTAAATCCCATTTGCCTTGACCATTTAATAATATCATAGTTGAATTAGTGGTTCCACCCCACAATAACTCAACAGCTGCATTACTGTTTGTAGTATTAATAGAATACCATAATCTTGTTAATACTTTAGTAGCGTCTTCAGTCATACCATTTGTATTTGAAGCGTCTATCTTGGTAACTAACGATTCTCCGGTACCATCTGATACACCTGTAAATTTTGTAACATGTTTTACACCTGCTACATCAGCAATAGTTTGTACTTGTACTGTATCTGCCATAATCTAACTCCTATTAATCGTTTTCACCCATATCTTGTTTTTGCAATGTTAATAATGCAAAACCAGATGAAGCATTAGTAGTGGTTCCTATTATATCCCCACCAGTTGCACCTGTATTAGTTGCCGTATTTTTAATTACAGCACCATAATAAGTACCTGAGCCACATAAATTTATTGCTTCAATATCTGTGTCTCCTTGAAATTCCAATTTAACTTCTCCTATACCTACACCATAATTGATATGGGTAATATGAAGTTTAGCGCCGTTTACATGTCCACTCAATCCTGAAGCGTCCACGGCAGTCGCTGTAGCAGCTGCGTCGGCATTCCAGGTGAGTAATACTTTGGCGTGTGTTTTAGTATCTGCTAAAATTTTAGTTGTTATTGCCATAGTTTCTTTACACCTCTATTTGTTTTAATTGTTCTCTTACTTCTATTTCAATGTAATCTAACAATTGTTCTTTTTTAATATCATGTTTAGACACAATGGTCTCAACACAATTCTCTATACTATCAACGAAGTCTTGATTTTCATCATAACCTTCGCTGTCTTTTTCATTATCTAACATCTTATAAAATTCATTTACAGCACCTTTTAATTTAGGTGGTAATGATTTATAAGCAGATGAATCAACCACATTATGGTTTTCAAATATATTACTTGTTTTCATCTGTTGTTAAATCTATCTGAGCTTCACCATCTTTTGAAAGTGGATTAACAATTCCATCTTTACCAAAAGTTCCAGGGTCAGCAACCTCGGGTTTAGGGTCACTAAAAGGTTCTGCTTCAGTTGGAGCTTCAACGCTTTTATTAAACATTTGAGCTGCCATCTCTTTCCTTTTATTATCTAAACCACTAGCAACCTTATCTCTTAAAGCGTCTTTAAATGCTTCACCAGCTTCATTGTTGCTACCGTTTCCGAGATTATCAATAAAGTTTTTTACTTCTTCAGTCATAATATCCTCCTTTTATAAATCACTATCTTGTTCAGAATCAGCCATTGCATATGGGTCCTGAATGATATTATTATCTATTTCTTGTTTAATTTGTTTATCCATCTCTTGTATTTCAGATTCAGACTGTTTAAGTACATTTTTTCTGATGTATTCAACAGAATAAAATTTACCTATCATATCTCTCATTTCAGCTACCAATGCGATTCTATCTCTCATCATTTCGCTTTGTTTTAATTCAGCAAAATGTCCGTCTTGTAAGAAATCGTATTGTATACCTTGAATGATAGTATTCCAGTCTTCTTCTGAAATTACTTTTTTCAAAATTAATTGTGTCTTTAATAAGTCATTAAATAATTCTGTAAATTTCTTTCTTAATCTTTGGACAAACTTAGTAAATTTTAATTCATCTCTAGTTATTTCACTAGAACGACCTAAATTAAATCCTTGTGAAGATTCTAATCTACTTACAGGAACATTTAATGAACGATACAGTTTCTTTTGAAAATACTCGATATCAGCAATTTCACCTAGGTTTTGTCCACCAGGTAATGTTGATATATCAGTTCCTCTACCACCTTCTCTTGACGGTAACCAAAAGTCTTCAAGCATTGACATGTAATTTCTATCATCTCTAATCTCTCCTGTTGAAGCGTCATAAACAAGTTTATTTCTATATCTTGCCATAACATCTCTTAGGTATTGTTCTGCTTTAACTTTAGGTAGGTTACCTACATCTATTTTAAATATTCTTCTTTCTGGTGCTCTTGCAATTCTGTAAATTACAACAGCATCCTCAATCATTCTTAATTGATTGACAGGTTTAATCGCCTTATGTAAGTGCGACATTACAATATTTTTTTGTTGGTCTACAAGACCACTAGGGCAAAATGAAATTGTATCAGGTGCGATTTTAATTCCACCACCAGATGTTGTTCCCGATACACCCTTTTCGTTGAATAAGTAATACTCTACAAACTCATCTACTATCTCTAAGTTTACTGTTCCTTCAGGTCTTACCTTTCTTACTTCTCTAATTTTCTTAATCTTTCTAGGGTCAATATATTTTAATTCTGTTATACCTTTTATAGGTGAATCTCTATCAATTATTTTTTGATAGTATATACGACCATCAACATACCATCTTCTAAAGATGTCATGTCCTTTTGTATTAAAACTCATCAGTTTTAAAATATTAGAAAATTCAGATTCTATTTTTCTTTTAATATCTTTACCATAAGGTAAATTTTCTGTGTTTACTCTTACAGGTTCTTTTAATTCATTAGCAACAACAGCTTCATTAATAATGTCCTCTACGGCCATATCACATTCTGGATGTAATGAAATTTCTCGATATCTACGGATTAAGTCTGCTTCACTTTTGGCAGTACCTTCCATATCGAGGTACTGACCAAAATAACCACCAGCGGCGACGGTTTGTGTGCCGTCATCCGCTTGGGTCGTTGTGAACGATTGTTTAGGGTCTTCTTGTTTCTTAACCCTTGTTATTTGAAAACCAAATAGTTCAGCCATAATTTATCTCCATTCTACTAGTAATATTTATACCAGTATTAAGTAGTTGTATTTGATTCAAAATATTGATAATCAAATGTAACATCAAATGTTTCAATAGCGTCATTAGTTGCCATACCTAGCGCTATAGTACCTATAGCAGTTGGAAATGCACCTCTTAAAGTATAAGACTTAATAGTTGCACCGTTTCTGTCAAGTTGGTCAACAAAAGCGTCTACCTGATAATCAGCAGGATTTGTTAATCCTTCGTTATCAGACATATTGTTGATACCATTTTGCCATCTTTCAAATGCATTTCTTATCTTAAAGTCTGTATCATTAAGTACAGTAATTGACCATGTAGCTATTGTTCTATCTCCAGCAATTTTTATTTGTCTACCACGAAAAGAAACACCAAAAGTGTTTATTGTCATATCTGGTAAACTTGCTGTTTGGCATAAAAATGCTAAGTCTTCTATCTCACCGCCTACTTGAGCGTAACCAGGAAAAGGCATTACTACCTTAAACTGATTGGCACGAGCGCCGCCACCGGATAACTTAGCCTTGAAATCGTTTATACTTGCCATATCTTATTTCTCCTCTATTATCCAGCGACCTCTTCAAATGATACACCCGTTCTGGTTGCAACAAATTGAAGTTTGATAAAGTTGATACTTCTAGCAGGTTTCACAAAGATTTCTGCTACAAACTCATTTCTATCAATTACATCGCCTGTGTTATTTGTATTATCACAAACTACCATAAAGTCTGTAATACCCCTACGCCCTTGTACTTCTCTTAGGAATGGTTCAACAATTGCTCTAAAGTTAGCTCTTGTAAATTCATCATTGAACTCAAAGAGTTGAAATTTAGAAGCAGTTGATATCGCCTTTTCTAGTACGATAAATAATCTTCGTACATTGATTCTATCAAAAGCACTTGGTGATGTTAATGCTGTTTTATCTCCAAACAGAACAGTTCCTTGTCCTGGGAAAGTACATACAGGATTAACTCTTTTCATATATAACTCATCTCGTTGTGATTTATTAGGATTGAAAGCAAGTTTTACTACGCCTCTAACTGTCCCACGATTATAACCCGCCGGTGAATACCAAGCGTCATGAGTTAAGTCAGTTCTTGCAGCTAAGCCAGCCATATCTCCATTTAATGGAACGAATCTATATACATCAGCATATCTGTCGTACATATATTTGTAACCACTATCAAAAACCACATAAGATGATGAATTTCTACTTGAATAGAAATCTAATACATTATCTTTTTGTGTATTTGAATTTGATACATTAACAACATCACTTCTTTCTGGTGAACAGAATAAAACAGCGTCTTTTCTGTTTTCAGCTATAGTTGTTAGGTTATCAATATGGGTTCCGTCTCCAGAACCAGCAATGATTAATCCCACATCAACCGTATCGGAATCTTGGAATTTTTCATATGCAGTTTTCTTTTGTGCTGTTGTTACAGTTGAACCATCAGAGCCACCAGATAGTGATTCTAATGTTGGACTGTTTACAGCAGTAAATGTTGTTCCACTTGCGTTAGACCCCCAATTACTTCCTGATGTATTATGGTCCATCCAATAAACATATTGAGATTTTGTAAATATTACATCTGGATAATAATTTGTGTCCCCTTGTGGACTTTTAGCGTCAGCAGCTTTAGATAACTTTTCATAAGTTTCTAATACTGAGCCAGGTACTCCTGTGATTGTTCCATCTTCATCTACTACGACAATATGGATTTCATCTCCGGAACCTGAACGGTCAGAAACATAAGCTGATGTTGAAGGTCCAGCACCTACTGAATCGTAATATCTCCATCTTCTTCTAATATTTCCGCCATCTGTTAATGTTGTTAATAAACCACCATCTCCACTATCTTTTTGAACAATTGTCAAAGTATGTGTAGAAATGCCGGTTATTCTATATTGATGTCCATCATCATAGTCATTAGTTGCAGCTGTTGTTGAAAAAGATATAATATCTCCAACATTAAATACAGAACCATCAGTTGATATAACAGTTGTATCTCCGACAGCAGTTGAGCTATCATTGACAGTTGTTACAGCTTCTTGTTCGTAAGCAGTTGCATTAGGACAGGTAGACACCAGTAAAGTATTTCCCCACGCACCAGCAGTTCTAGCCGCAAAAGTTCCGACAACGCCTGAACCATCCGAATAGTTATCTTGCCAATGGGTAGTATTCTTAATCTGTAATCCACAACCAGTTGTAGTTGCGTTTACAAGACTTGTCTGGGCAGCTCGTACTACTCTTAAAGAATTACTGTATTGTAGAAAGTTAGCAGCTGAAAAAAAGTCTTCAAAATTATTTGAATCCGGTTTTCCAAATGTACTTACTAAGTCAGCTTCACTAGATATACTTACTATCTCATCTAAAGGTCCTTGGCGAAATTCGCCAGCGACAGCACCGATAGAGGTAGAAACAGCAGGAATAATCCTAGTTAAATCTCTCTCTTGTACGAGAACACCAGGTGATACTTGAAATGCCATAAGGTTATTCTCCGTTAATTTAAATTTAAATTAAAATTAGTGAGCACAATTGTATTATTCATACTCCATAAATAAAAAATTTCACTACACATATTTATAATAATCATAAGTTTCACTATTCCCCTTTACGAACCACAGGATGCCATACAGTACCATACATATCGACCTCGGTTTCTTCTCCAGGTCTTTCTATACCATCATCCACAAATCCAAAAGGTGCCATATCTTGTTCTATAAGATTTTGTTGTTCATGATATAGTTGACTTCTGATATTTGAATCAGTTAATTCTTTAAAATATTCTTGATTAGACAACCAACCAAAAATAACTAAGCACATCATTAAATCATCATTACAACCATCTTCAGCTTGCCATGATGTACCTCTTTTTGAAAAAGTGGACATTTCTTCTATTATATTAAAATCATTAATAATTATTTTATCAGATTCTATTAATGTCTTGATATTTGAACATCCTAATTTTTTAATCTGTTTTGTCATTCTTACACCTAATGATGAACCTCTTCCAGAAAAACCTGAACCTAATATTTGACCAGCACGACCTCTTTGAGTTGTCATTAATAAATTTTCATATTCACACTCATATTGTAATGTATCTGATATTTGTTGTCCAATATCATTTACTTCTACTAATACATGTGCTTTATTATATCCATTACATACTTGTTCTATAATATTAGGAAATATAAATGGTTTAATTTCATTACTTCTATATTTTGCGACAATACGATAAGGTACTTGTGAACAGTCAAATATAATAAATGCTGAATAGTCTTTAGTTGTACCTCTTGCAACATCAACAGTACATACATATTCACGACCTTTTTTAGGTTGTTCGTACATATCTAAACCACCTCTAGATTCAATAGGTGTTTGATGTGCCATTGTTTTAATTTTAGTAGGTGATATTAATGTATCAACAGAACCTAAGAAATCACATTCAAACTCTTGTTGGAATTGTTCAGGAGATGTATTTCGTATTGTTTGTTCTTTCCATTTTTCATCACGACCCGGTACTTCTGACCAATGTACTTCAATAGGTTTATATTCATTTCTTGCATTTTTTGAATCTACCCATAGTTTATAAAACATATTCATACCATGAGGTGTAGATACGATTATCATTTTAGTTTTTTGTCCAGATGATATTGTAGGATATACTGAACTAAAAAATTGTTCGGCAATATTTGCTGGTACGAAAGCAAACTCATCAAGGAATATTATATTATATGAACCACCACGAATTGCACTTGATGATGTAGCAGCTGCTACAATTGTTGATTTGTTTTCTAATTCTATCGACCCCTTATTCCAGTTGATTACACCTTGTTGTAACCATTTAGGCAAATTTTCATATGCTAATTGTAATCTGCCTAATATATCTCTAGCAGTAGCTGATTTATTTGCAAGTATAGCAAGGCTTGAATTAGGATTAAATAATGCATAATGTAAAAGGTAAGCAACAAGTGTTGTAGATTTTCCTGATTGTCTAGGCAATTTACAGATAGTAAATCTATTACTATGTATAGTACCTACCATTTCTTTTTGGAAACCATATAGTTTGAACGGGATAAGACCTTCATCAAGAGATACGATTTGCATATAATTTGAAATAAAATATATAGGGTCATTTTCGCATTTGCGAAATTCCTTTATCTGTTCTTTTGTAAATTCAACAGGCGTATTAATCTTTTTCAGATTAGGGTTCCCGAGGTAAGCAGAAGTTTTATCAGACATATATTCCCTCTATGTGTGTATAACCTAATTTCATAGCAGTTGTAACTCTTTGACTACCTTTCATAACTTTTAATAAACCTTTTTTATATGGACGACCTAAAGCACCATAAGTACCTTCATTTGTACATTTATGTACTTCTATGGGATTTAACATTTCGGCGCCTTTTAAAATATCTTCTAAAATAAAACCATGTTGAGTAATTGCTAAATCACTTATCTGGAATATTTCTTTTTTTAGCGTTAATGACTTTGCTTTTAATATTTTCATCTTTTTTTAACATCTTCTGTAATTCAGCAGTTGAACCTACAAATAAAGCATTTGTTACATTCTTTGGTGCATTATTTGGTACTTCTTTTAATTCTTTTAATTTTTTATTTAAATCTTGTAGTTTATCCACAGTATCGCCAACATTTTTAATTAGTTGACCTGCTACTTCATATGCTCTTGGATGTTCTCCTTCTTTTGCAACAGCTAATATACCATCTATTGCTTCTTGTCCTTTTTGTATTAAGTCGTAGTATGATTCTCTACTGTACTTATGGTCGTTATCAACATCATCTTTTTTCTTATCATCTTTTCTAACGATAGCAGGTGGCATAGATTCTTTTTTAGAACCTTCTGTTTCTACTCCTAGGTATTTGTTTATTATATCATCTGTACTCATAACACTATTTATCTTTATACATTCCTGTATTACTACAATTATGTATTCTTTTACTATATGCCGGCATACCAAGACATATTCTTGTATCAAAAGTATCATCATATCCTTCATAAGTTTTTAAATTTTTTGTTTCCATATAATGTATAAAAAGTTGTGGACAATAATTTTCAAAAAATGGTTCTCTCCAATGTTCACACTCACAACCCAAATATATCATCATATCACCAGGTTCTAAAAGTACTTCTTCTCCTTTTCCTCCTCCAGCTTTATACTTTCCTTCTTCTTCACAAACACCATTTTCTGGATTAGTATCTATATAAATTGACCATGGGTCTCCACCTAAATTCAATGTTGTCGATATTGCACATTGTCCTCTATCCTTATGTCTTTCTAACTCCATACCTCTTCTATAAATTCTTGAATAGGTATACATTTCAGTTAATTTTAAACCTGTTTCTTTTTCCATTCTAGGTTTTAAATCAACCATTAAATTATCAAATAAACTATCGCCATATAAACAATAAGCGCCAAGTATTTGCGTATCATTATACCAACCATAATCTTTACAAAATGGATTTATCATTTTATTTTTTAATAAAGCAGAACATGCTTTCTCTTTTGTGTTGAGATAATCCTCATATATTTTTACCTTATCTTTTGATAAAACATTTCTAATTACTTTATATTTTTCTTTATGTAATGTCATTTAAATTGTTCTCCTAATGTCCACATAACCATAGAATATCTTTTTCCTTTAGTTATAGGTTCTACTTTATGCCAAAGAAAACTTGGAAACACAATAACAGAACCTTGTTCTCTAAATGTTTTAGGTGGTTTGAGCACAGTATCACTACTTCTTGAATCAAGTCCTCTTAAATTAAAAGAAAATTCTCCACCCTCATAATCTTCTGGTTTTGATAATTGTACCACACAAGATAATTTTCTCTCTAAACCAGAATTAATGTCATTCGGTCCAAATGTAGCACAATCTCTATGCCAATTATAATGACCACCAGGAAAATATTCTGTAAATTGAGCATCCTCAAACTTGGTAGAAGTAAAGTTCCATTTTCTTGAATTTGCATATTTTATTAAAACACCTACTAAATTAAAAATCCAAAAATCATTAATCCAAACCACATTGTTTTCTCTTATTTCTTCACTATGAAATTTTTTTTCTTCCTCAGATAAGAAAGTTTCGGAAGCTTCTGTTTTTGCTAACATTGGACCTTCTCTTTTTCCATATTCTATAATTTCTTCACATGTAGTTTTAGTTATTCCACCAGGAATATGAAAAAAATATGGGTCTAATCTCATAATAAATCACCTGTTAATTATATACTATTATTTATAACGAAATAAAGCTGATTTAAATCAAGTTATTCATCCGTATCAGTTTCAGGATTATATTTCTTACCGTCTTCGTAAAAATCTATTGATGTTGTAAACCCAAAATCATCATCAGCGTCAGCTGAAGTAGGATTAGGGGTTGTTGTAACCCTTTCTGTTCTTGCTTTGTTTGTAGTATCTGTATCATCATACAAATCAATTTGTACTTCTTTAATAGTTTTACTTGTATTATCAGGTCCAAATAAATATGTCTTAGCAGTAAAATTCATTGTATAGACAACTGCTCTTCTTTTATTATATGCACCATCATACATATCTTCATATTGAACACTATTCAATACAATAGGTACATCTCTTTTAATATCTAATTCAGGTATTGCATTTATTGTTACAGTATAATCAGGTTGAAAGAAAGGAACAATTTGTTCTACTACTTGTAGACCAGCTTCAGCACTTGCTGTAAATGAATATAAAGAAAAATTTAAATTATATGGAACCGGCATATAATTAAAATTCATCACTTTACCATCTACACTAGATTTAACAGTTTTATATTTTTGTACTCTTGTTAATTTTCTAGAACCATCATAAGATAAACCAGTTATCTCAAAAGATAATCTAGGTAATGTAACAGCAAATTCTCTACTTGTTAAACTCGCTTGTTGTTCTAATCTAGTTAAAAACTTTTCTTTTGGTGCATATGCTAATGGCACACGGATAGATTGTACCACAGCACCATTTGAATCTTTCCTTTTAATTTGTATATTATTAAAT